CTTTTCTCTGGTGCTCTCATTACTCTATGAATCAACATAGCATCTTCCATCAATGTAACTTGTTTCCATACTTTTCTAGCACTTTCTAACATTGATTTACCGTAAGGTAGTAAATTACTATCATTGGCCAATCTGAAATGTGCAATTTGAAAATTTTCAAATTCTATTTTTTGATTTTTATTATTTCTTGCAAAATGTGGATGTACCTGCTCCATAGCCTCTAAATAAAATTTTGTATAATATGGATTCTCGGGATCCTCACCCTCTGACCTAACTAATTCATAAGAAGATAATGGAACTACATTTGTAACACCATATTTATCTTGAACATCTAAATATAAAAAGAAATCCCCATACTTACACATATTTCTTACCCATGGCCATAAATTGAATTCTATATTCAATACATCATAAAATAAATTATTTAATATCTGTTTTATATTATCATTATCACTATTGATTTCTATAATATTACCATATTCACTTTTCATTGTGGATTCATCAGCATAAATATCCAATGCAGATGCAATTATAGAATCACTTTCCATTGACTCATAATCTTTAAACAAACCAAGTCTTGCGGCTTGTAATTGTGCAAAGGTTGAATATCCAGTATTATTTAAATCCAAACCACTATGTAGTTTTGAATATCTATCTACCAAATGAGATTTCATTTTGGATTGAATAAATTCTGTATCCGCTACCTTTAATTTACGACCACCTACATTACGAACAATAACATTCGTACTAAATAGTCTTTTTAATCTTCCAAATAATGATTTGTCTGCCATTTTCTAACCTCTTATAATAGCCAATCTAATGACTCTTGTTTTTTATTAACTTCCCAAGACCATCCATCTGCTTGAGTATCCTGTGGTGTATAGAGCCCATCTATATCTTGCATTCTACTAAGAGTTTTCTTTGTCAATTCAATACCCTCTGTTCTCAATCTTAATGCAGTATCGCGAACCCATAAACCTATAGCAAAAGACATCACTAAGTCATCATTATACCCCACCATAGCTTCTGCTCTATTATTATGATATATAAAAGTAAATAATTCATCTATCAATCTACTTGAACGAACTATTACACTTTCATCTCTAAAATATTCTTCAAGTTTAGCAATAATCAATGGTCTTGTTTTCATTGTAGTACTAAACCCAGCAACCATATTTCTTTCTTGTGCTCTGTACTTATTATGTAGTTGATGTTGTACATCTACATATTGTAAATCTTTACTTGTATAAAATAGATTTGGATAATCCCTATCTATTACTTGTTGTATAGTAGCCCAACCAATATTGTTGTTTTCAATAATTAGTAAGGCATCGTTATATTCGGTTGAAATACTGACTAACATATTACCATAGTCTTTTGTATTCAACCTACCTTTATATTCTGCCACTTGTTCCATCTTCTCAATATCAATTACATGGAATGCTGAATAATCTGCAGCATCACCACGACCAACATCAGCACATACTAAATAACTTTTTGAATAATTTGGTGGCTCCCATACCCATAAATTACTATCCACTCCTCTTCTTTCTAATGGATCCCTATTATGAGTTTTCTTACACTTCTCTAATAATACACCATCAATAACAGAAGTACCAGAAGTAATAAAGTCACAATCACATTCTTGAGCCGCACCACTTGGTCCTAACATCTTGTCTTGTTCTTTTCTCCAAGTTTCATCTCGGTCAGGATGTACTGTCCAATGTAATTTAATAAAATTAAATAATCCTCTACCTTCTTCTGCATCTACCCAAGTTTTGTGAAACCAATTACCAACTCCGTTAGGTGTTGATAAAGCAATACATTGACCACCAGTTGTTAGTGTTGCTTGAGCTGCAGTCCAGATTTGGTCAATCTTATCAATAAATGCAGCCTCATCCAATACCAATAATGAAAGTGCTTCTGACCTAGCAGATTCAGTTCCACTTGATACGGCCTTTATTTGTGAACCATTCTTGTATTTCAAAGATAATTTATTATCCTCAACACAACTCTGTTTCAACCAACTTGGTAGGTTGGCATGCATTACCCTAACCTTAGTAACCAAATTCTTTGCAGTATCTTGTTTAGTCGCAATCACCAATATATTTTTATCTTGATGGAATGTCATCATCCATAAAGAATACCCAGCAGTTAAAGTTGATATACCTAACTGACGAGCTTTCAAAATAATATTCATTCTGTTATCTTCAAACTCTTGTATAGTTTTTTCTTGAAACTCATACAAATCAAATGGAATCTTACCCTTTATTGGGTGTTGAATCATACAGAATGTTTTTAAAAAGAAGGCAGGATCTTTCGCACAACGAATATATTGTTCCTTAATTACTTCTTTTATTGGTTTTACTTGTGACATTAGTTTCCTACCAATTGTCCTGTTAGCCAAACTGATGTTGATACTCCAAAAGCACCATACCCAAAGTATAACCATTTATTTTCATACCACTTTGGTTTAACAAGTTTTACTTTTCGCTTATACAATTCAATTTCTTCATTTAACAAACCTATTTGTAAATCTTTGAAAGATAATAATGTTGAATCAGTTTTAGAATTATCTTCTAACTTAACATTTATCTTTTCTAAATCAGAAATCATAATAGTATTTAAACTATCTTTAACCTCTAATCTTTTTATCTCATTAGTAAATCCCAATATTTCCTTTTCAGTAAATGTATAGGTTTTTTCTTGTGAGAATAAAAGTCCAACAAATAACAATAAACTTATATACTTCATTTAGAAAACTTCTTTAGAAACTTTACTGCCTCATCCACATCATCAACCTCTACAGCTTTCTGTGCTTGTTTAATTTGTTTTTTAGTATTGGTAACTTTTCTTTTGAGATTCGCTACTTCTTTTTTGTTGACTTTCTTTTTCTTTTCAAGAACTTCAACTTTCTTCTGAATCTCTTTGACCTCAGCGTCTTTCTCTTTTATTTTAGAATCTAATTTTTTGACTTCTTCACTTTTCTTACCGCCAAAAAACAAACCCAATATAAAATCAATTATTCCGCCCATTTTTATCTCCTAGTTTAATTCCAAATGAATTTAACATTTCTTCCATAGAAGTATTATCTTCACCATATTCATCTAATTCCATTAACTTTCGTATAATTCTTTCATATACTTTAGTTAAATTATCTGTATCATCATCCATATATTTGGAATGATAACTTTGTGCAACTTTACCAACTTGTGCAACTAATCCCATAATTTCAATCACCAAATCTTCAGGCACTATCAATTTTCTCTTGCTCATCCTTTATGCTATCCTCTAATGATTGTATATATTCTCGTGCTTCTGTTACCAATGTGTTAAATTTTTCTTCACCCATTTCCCATTTTTCTTTTTCTAATTCAACATCTCTAACACCAACACTATTAAAAAATTCAGCCTTACCTTCTGTTTTTTCAAACTCATCAATACTTTGTTTTAAATCTTTTAAATATGATTTTTTATTTTCTAATATTTTTTTCTTTTCCCATGTTTCATATTCGCCTGTAATACGAAGTTTATTTTCAATTATTACTTGGCAATCAAAACAATGTCCCATCAAACTCCAAAACTTATTATCAAGTTTCTTTTTCATTACCTTTTTACACTCAGGACAAAACAAAGGCATTCTAACATCTTTCATGATTTTTGTTAAATCACTTTCTTTACCCTTTGTTTCTTTCTGTCCTTCATACCCAACAAATATTCGTTTCTCGGGTTCTCTACCCGACAACAAATCTCCAAGAACTTTATTTTGCCGTTCTTGTTCTTTACTATAACCTGCCATTTTTACTCCTATTATTCATCAGGATATTTAATTTCCTGACAATCAAATTGTTTTGTGTCTTTATTGTAACAACAAACACACTTTGTACTTACACATTTTTCCATATCTTGATTTTCATGTCCACAACTTTTACACTTACACTTATGAATTTCATCTTCTCTACTACTCATAATTAACAATCACACCCACAATCACAACAATCACAACATTTACACATTTTATTCTCCTATTAAAATATTATAGCATATAATATGGTTAATACACCCGCAATAGGTAGAGCCAAGACTCTCTTTCCACCCCACCACGGTATATCATAACCTAAAATATGCCATTTGAAATCAATTGGTTTCCAAATGGTATTTTTATTTACATAATTCAAAGCAAATTCATACAAACAAGTACCAATTAACCATGAACCCAATCCTAAAAAGAAAAACTTTTTAAATGGTATATCATTATATCCCAACAATACTGAAAGAATAACAGTTCCCCATATTCCAAGATTTTCAAATATTCTCCACGCATGATAATCAAACATTCCTGCATCACCTTTACCCATGTGTAGACAAATCAATTTATTTTCTTTTTGTCTTTTTTTATTAGCCCAAGTCCATCCTTCCGATACACCCTCACTAATCCAATACAAAACAATAAATAAACAAAATAGTATTTCTAAAATCATTATACTCCCCTACCAAACCATCCAAGCGGCTGCACCAACTTCAACAATAATATCAGCGGCTGTATTGTAAGCCCACTTCTTTTTTGTACCATAAGTTTCTTCTGTACCTTCTACAAATACTTCAAAAATTTCCCAAGCTACACCAATAATTAATACCCAAAGGACAGCCCATAAATCAGTTGCTCCCAACCATTGTGCTACCTTTGCAATAAATAAACCAGCGGCTAGATGATAGGAAGTCCATCCATCTAACTGACCACTTGATACTTGCCAACTATATAATTTTGCTAACGGATTATTCATAATTTTCTCCTAATAATAAATAGTCTATCCAAACTTTAAACTTCCTAAAATCTGGTTGATAGGTGCAAAAGCTCCTGTGAACTTGTACACTTTTCCTTTGTATTTAAAAACTACACCCTCTGATGGAACGATTGCATTTACTCCACCAATGGCTTCAAGTTTTTCTATTTGTAACTTTAGTTTTTTAAGTTTTTCTGGACTACCACCACTTTTTAAATCCTTTAAAGCTGCTTCAACTTCTTTTTTCATTAGTTGAACTGTTCTATCAGGATTAACTGCCATATATCCACTAATATTTTTTAATATCTCTGCACCAACTTCAAAGAATAATGTTTCTATTGGTTGGATATTCTGTTTAAATATTTTAGCATGGTCATTTTTATCAGTTGATAATACCCATTCTAAAAATTTTGGATAATCTTCTAAATCACTTTTTATATTTGGTATCTTATATGATTTATCAAAGAATGCCCATCTTCTTGTTAAATTTAAAAGAACATCATTTGATATATTTGGATAATCGGTTTGTGAAGCCCCATTCATAATCCATTCTTGCCAATACATTACATGATAATCAGAGAGTCTGTCACTATCGGATAAATTATAATCACCTTTAAATTTATCCAACTTACTTAAAAACTTACTTTTCTTTTTACCAAAATTTTGTGTTTTGGGAACTTTTAAGAAATTTGGTTTTCCAATTTTAAATGTTTTTTGAACATTGGCATTTACTTGTTTAATCATACCTGCTAACATTCTAGCACTATCTTTGGGTTGTCCGATTGGTTTGCCACTATCATCATATTCCAATGTACCATGAAATATAATTTCTGCAACATCATAATCTACCACATTTGCAGTTGCTGGATACATTATTTCCAAATTCATCCATTTAGTACCATTACCAAATATCTTTTCTTTCTGTGCATCACTTAATCCCTTTATAGCTCTCGATAAATCTGTCATAGCACTAACAAAGGCCTTTTCTAC